TTCGTTATTTTCTAACGCTCTTTGGAATGCCGTTTGTATTCTTCTTAAACTTGTATCGTTTATATCTTTTATGTGCTGACCGCCTATTGTGTTAAAGTAATCTTTTAAAGCTGCATCCATAATAGGATTTTCAAAGCCTACTCCTATTGTCGCTTCAGGTGGTAAATTAGCCTTAAGCCATTTAACATATCCTCGTGATTGTTTATTCCAAGCAGTATTATAAAAAGTCTGCATAGCATTGGAAATAGGTACACCTGTATAAAGCATCCCTGCAATAGAGTTTGTAAATGCAACCGATTCCGATTCATTTAAAGCATCTATAATAGGCTGAATAGATTGTTTTAAAGCTTTAGAGAACAAACGATAGCCGTAAGTCTCTAAATACTTTTGTAGGTTAGTGTCAAATTCTTCTTGTGTCATTATAACGCTTTATCCGACATTCCTAATTCGTCCAGGTAAGTTAAGTTTGTAGGAACTAAAATCCTATCCATATCCGCTTCATCTATTCTATCGTAATTCATAGCAGTTCTTTTTTCGTTAGGAGTAATCCACCAAGATTCTTTCATCTGTGCAACTATCTTCTCCATATCCTTTTGCATTTCGGGGAATGCTTGAACATCGTAATCAATGTAGTATTCTACACCATCTCTTAAAGAGTAGTACAAAGCAACCTCGTTAAACATACCTCTAATCATATTAAGAATAGGAATAACCGTATTAGTTACCAAACCTTTATAAGCCATTTCCTTATTATTGTAAGAAGCAGAATCGGTTGCCATCAAGATAGGGTCAACACCAAAAACTCTGCACAAGGTATCTCTATCCGCTCCTATTGATTTAATAATCTCTAAATCCGCAGGACTCATTCCGATTTGCTTATAATCTACAATACCGTTTGTAGCTACTATTCTTTTATAGTTATCTGCACCTGTTAGTTTTGTGTCTATTTGTTGGTTAATCTTGCTAATCTGTTCTCCGTCTAACATTGCATCCTTATCTCCAGAGAACAATAAACCTGCTGCACCACCATTAATAAATGCTTTAGCTTTTGCCCTTGTTCCTTCGTTAGAACTTGATACAGTTTCCCAAGCAGCCATTAAAGGACTCATTCCATAAAGCTGATTACCACTAACATTATAGTCAGGATTAAAAAACTTAATGTGATTTACCTCGTTTACTTTAAATTCTATTTCTTGGTTTCCTATTTGTAGCTTATAAGCACTAATTGGCTCAAATGTACCACTACCTATGATTTGTGTAAATTGTGATGGTAAAGGGTAAAGTTTTGTTGGTACACCTTTGTTTCTTCCTACTTCAGGCATAAACTTATAAGAATATGCGTTTCCAGTAATCTCTAAAAAAGAAACTAAAGATTCAATATACTCTTGTTGGCTTTGCATTTCGTTTGGTCTTGCAATTAGCTTATTCAAGTCAGTACCTTCTACTTCGCTTAATCCCTTTTTAAGTAAGTTAAACTTATTATTCTTTGTTCTATTAAAACTCTTTTTGTTCTCTACCTCGTAAACATAGAAAGGAACTGAAGCAGCTTTTTTAGCAATCATATTAATAATTGCAAATACATCAGGGTTGCCTTGATAGCCGTTCCTTACATACGCTCTCGGGTTGTTTGGTATGTTAAAGAATATTCCGTTGAAATAAGAGAATAAAGATTGATTGTATTTGTTACCTGCATCACCACTTTGAGTTGGAATAAAAGCAGCTTTAATTCTTTGTATGAGATTCATAAGCAATTATTTTTACAAATTTACGATAAATTTAGATAACTTTTACATTACAACGAAGTCAAACTTCTTCAGTTCAAACCACATCCGCATCATCAAGGCATCACTTATATCGGGACTTCGACCTAAATGTTCTTTAACTTTGTCTTTAGGTAGCACCGCAAGTTTACCATCCTTATCAGCGTTATGCCTTTGCACCCATTCAAGTTCTTCGGTTAATTCCTTTCTTATTGTTACATCTTCAGTCATTACCCATACTCCAGCTTGATTAATTAGTTCCGCTAACTTGTAATAGCATTCAGACTTTAAGTTAATGTAATTACCTGTTAATGCTTTGCTATTGTTTACAAATCCTTTAAAGCCATAATCGACCACACCCGAGCCCACCCCATCTTCATCGCAGATAATTTGAGAATAAGGAATGGAATGCTTTTTTGCCAGGTGTTTAATGTATGCTGCTACTTCGTTGGTTGCCTTATTGGACAACTTATGTATTTCAATTACTCTAAAGCCTGACCAAACCATTATCAAAGTTTTATCCTTACCGAATCGTGCAATATCCGCAGAAATATATCCTTTACCATTTGGAATATGCTCATTAGTAAATAAGTCAATTATCTTATCGTACTGTATTAAAGCGTTGTCATTGTCATCATACTCCCAGTTACCGAATAATAAACGCTCCTTACTAAACTTATCTAAAGATTGCAAAGATTGAATGTAATGCTCCGAAATATAAGGATTATCCTGTATTAAAGATTGAATAAAGGCTTTTGATTCACTAATCGTGCCGTCCTTTGTAGGCTTATAAAAGTTATTGTAAACATATCCCTTTGCAGGATTACAAGTGCCTAACATTTTTGGTATAATATTAAATTCCGTTAGCTTGTATCTAATCCTTGACTTAACTATGTTCCAGGCTTTTTCTGTAATCTGATTGCACTCATCTATAAATGCAAAAGAAATTTCAAGTGACCCGAGTTCGTCAAAATTTACATCTGAAGGATATTGAAACAAGTCTTTTAGGTAAATAGCCGAGCCATTTGAGAAAGTAATAATATTAGATTGAGCGTTATAAACATAATGCTGCCCTGCTTTTATTCCTTGCAGTTTACATACATCGTAAAACGAATTTAGTGTAGTATCTTTTAAAGTCTTAAGGACTGCTCTGCCCATTAATGCTCTTGAACCTGGATATTTTAAGCAGCATTTAATTATCCAATAAACACCAAGTGCTGATTTACCTCCTGCTACACCACCTCCAAATATAACCTCGCTTGTTTTGTTGTCTTCTAATCTATCGAGTGCTTTAGTCTGCTTCTTCGTTAGTATCATAGGTTTTAGTTTCATTGAAAGTAATACCCAAATCCATACCGCCTGTATGTTTTAAAGTAGTTCCTAATCGTTCAGCCTCTTCAGGTGTTCCGATTAACTTATATAATCCCATCTGTAATGTAGGGTTTTCGCTTTTATACCACTTTGAACGCATTGATGTTTTAATCTCAACTTTGTTTTTTTCTAAAAAATCCTTTATAGCGTGTGATTCGTGAAGTTTGTGTTCATAAAATGTTTTCTTAGAACAAGGTAAAAACGCCACCACATCCTCAATAAAGAACAATTTATGCTTATCAATAGCCTCTAAAGACTTCTTCTCTAATTCCTCTGTTTTATATGCCATAATCTACTCCGTTCCTTTTAATTTTAATCGCTGGGTCAAGTTTACGCATTCGGTCTACTATTACCTGGCAATATTTTGGGTCTAATTCCATACCGTAGCATTTACGATTTAATTGATGTGCTGCTACCATTGTTGTTCCTCCACCTAAATATAAATCAGCAACTAAATCATTATGCTTACCCCATTTATTAAAAAACCAATGCGCTAATAATGTAGGCTTTTGTGTTGGATGTAATCTCTTTTTAGTATCTTCTTTTTCCATACCAAATATTCCAGCCCATTTAATTCTTGCTATTTCTCTTTTATGTTTTGTTTTTGACCAACACAACTCAAATGTGCTTCCATACATTTTATCTGAACTTTTATCTTCTTCAATATCATCATTTCCATTTGCCCTTTTATCCCATACAATCCAGCTACCTTCATTTTTATTAGGGATTAACTCTGCAAAGTAATCAGACCCCCATATAAATATTTCTTTACAATCATTAAATATTGAAAATATAGTATTAATTAATTCAGGTTTAAAATCATCATTATCTCCAATTACATTAGAATATTTATTACCACCTTTACTTCCTTTAAATTTACTATCCATATCTGAATAATCAGCATTTAAAAACATACCATAAGGAGGGTCTGTGAATACCATATCTGCCTTATCACCATTCATCAACTTTGCCACTTGGTCGCTGTCTGTACTATCACCACAAAGCAATCGGTGTTCTCCTATTTCGTAAAGGTCACCTAAAACGGTTATTGGGTTAATCGGTGGTTCTGCATCAAAATCATCTTCAACCGCTTCAAGTTCTTCAACAGCAAAGTCAGGCACATCCAATCCCCAAGCGTCCAACTGCTCAACATCCCATTCGTTTGCTAACATATTCCAGTCCCACTCGCCACCGCTTACGTTATCTTTCACAATAAACTCCCGTTGCTGTTCTTCGGTTAGGTCATCTGCTTTGATAATATGCACCTTTTTTAACCCTGCTTCTTTACAAGCCTTTAGCCTCATATTGCCACCGAGTACAATCATGTCCGAGTTAACTACAATCGGACGTATTTCGAGCATCTTTGGGAAGTCTTTTATTGACTGCACCAACTTGGCGAATTTATCGT